GAATATGTGACCAACTTTGGTTTGGAAAATCAATTGCCATGGATCAATTTTTATTTTTATCCGATTGGATCAGAGATAATATTAATAATCTTTTTTTCGTTAATGAAAGTGTATTATATAATTTTTTAATTGCTAGAAAAATTAATATCAGATGTGCAACAATACGATATATTCTAATGAGAGATCATCTATTATATGTGCCTCAAAATTTCCTATATGATGAATTTATGCGACAACAAACGGAACCTTGGGTAACTGCTTGTCCAGAAAAAAAGGAAACGTTGTATCAAATTTATATCAATAATCGAAATGTATCTGCAACAAATATATATTTTTTATCTAATCAATCTTATCGAGAAATTCCGTGTAAAATTCTTAATGCATCACGTAATAGATATTTATATGTTATGAATAATTCTTTTAATGGAATTCAAAACAAATTAACATCTAATGTATTATCCAATAGTTTATCATCTAATATAGTATCATTAAGTAATTTTTACACAGTCTTTAAAATTCGTTTATATAATGCTTATTTAATTAATATATTCATTGATATTGAAACTAAAGATAAAGCGCAACAATATTGTTTATCAGTTCACGATAATAAATTAATTTGTTCATCGAATCCTAATAATATCAGTTCCCAATTTTTTTTACTTAAGAAAGACAAAGCGTATCAATTTGTTTATCATCGTTATTCAAATGTAAATCGTTTATGTCAAATATCAAATTATAATTTTTATTTGTATGTTGATAAAACAAATAATATTAGAACAAATGGTGAATCTCAAATGCGTGAAACTGAATGGATGATACTGCCAATATAATTAGTTATTTTCAAACATTTTATCAAATCGTAAATCCAAATGATTTTTTGTTCTATAAATATCATTAATTGATTTACTCATTACATTTAATTGATCTATTAAATCATCAAAATTCGGTGATGCCATTAGTTTAACTATTTTTAAATAGGTATTTTTTTTAATTACATTATTCAACGATACAATTGCGTTATATTCATACATGGCATCTCCGAATGATATAATTTGATTTGCCAACATAACATAACGTGTAATAATATGATGAAATACATTCTTTTTCCATTCTTCCATTGAATATTTTTTATTAAAAATTTCTCTAGCTGATATTATTTCTATATTATTATCGATTAATTGTGATGTTTTAGGTAAAATACTTTTCGACATCATTACCCATTCTTTCATAGCATTTGTAACAATTATAACTTTTCCCAATGATATTGATTTATGTAATAAATTATGTAAAACAATATCCAGTTCATTAAAATATAATTTGTATTTTACAACATCAGTTAAAATATTAAGTTTTATACCATTTTTTATTAACCATGATGTTGGGAATAATGTATCATCCCAATCAAATATTATCAATGTATTATTAGTTGTCATCTTATAAAGTAAAAATTGATATTTATAATATATATATCTTATTACATAAAAATAATATAATTAAAATAAATATCATCATAAATGGGAATAAGTAACTTCCAATCTTGGTTGAAGAATAATTTTTATCGTTCCATTATTGATTATAATAATAATCCGTTCGATCATATTTATATCGATTTGAATTTTATTCTTCATCGTTTGTTTTCATATATTCAAACAAAAGACGAATTGATGGAACGTATTGTTGGTTCAATTACTAATATTCTAGCAAGTAATCCTCCATTAAAAACAATTAATATTACTGCTGATGGTTCAGCAAGTTATGCTAAAATTATTTTACAAAGACAACGACGGTTAGAATCTGCTCAAAAATTATTATCAACAAATGAACATTTTGATTTTAAAACTTTAAATTCACTACATTTTACCCCAGGAACTGAATTTATGAATTCATTAAATGAATATATCAAACGAGAACTCAAATTTCCAAATGTTAAAATTAACTTTCAATTGAGCGACGAACCTGATGAAGCAGAACTGAAAATTTGCCGTTTAATTAAAGAAAATTCAAAATCTATTTTTGACACTCATTTAATCATGAGCAATGATGCTGATATGGTTCTCATTTCTATGGCTCAAAAAGATATTTATAATATTCATATATTGATGTGTCATAATCAAGGAAATAAATATTTTATATCAATTGATAATTTAGCAGAATGTTATATGGAAAAATATGGATATAATTTCGATAAGAGATTGGATTTCATTTTGATTTCAGTATTGATGGGAGATGATTATTTTCCAAAATTGCGAAACAGTACATTTGATAAATTATGGGAAACATATCATCAAACAATACTTCCTCATCAATCTATTGTAACAGGAACTAATAAAATTAATTTACAATTATTAAAAAAATTCTTATCTCATTTGTCATTAAAAATGTCAAATAATATTGAGAAAATAACGTCAGATGATTTATACAATCATAATATTTACCAATATTTATTTGGTTTACAATGGTGTGTCCATTTATATTCGTCTGGAAATTATTTAAAATATGATTACATTTGTCCAAATGAAACATTTCATCCACAAACGATATTATTATATCTCGATCTTCACAAAATTACAGAACTAGAATTTAAGGAAGAAAAATGCCGAAAAATTCCATCTAGTCTTTTCTCCGTTTTAGTTATGCCGTATTCTGCGCAACAATTAGTACCATCTAAATATCATCATTTAATGGATACTAAACTTCAATTCAGTTATGAAGAAGAACAATGTACAAAGTGTGCACGTTTTAGAAAACATGTCAAATGTACTATTGATAATTGTTTAGATACTGATAATAAATGTTTGTATCATATGACTAAATTCAAATTACATAAACAACAACATGTCATTCAAAATCAACAAGAATACATTACTAAAATGTGGCATATATGTAAATGAAACTTTGTTTAAGAATAGACAATAAAAATATATTCATAATATATATATTTTTAATAATATTGCTATGAATAATCAGTTAGATAATTGGAGAAATTGGTACAATCTCAATGAATTACAATTTTTTAATGAACATAATAATAATAATATGACAACAAATGATGATGAATTATTATCAGAATTAATTAATCCTTACAATAATACTCGTTTTTCTATTCCTCAAAAAACTGATAATATGTTTTGTATCAATCATGATATAAAAACTTTAATGTTTCGAAATCTAATTATTGCATCTAACAATATCAATCAATATAAAACATTAGATGACGCATTAATAAATATAAAAAATATTAAATGGATGATGAATGATGAAATTTTATTTAATTCTTCTGGAGAAGATCTTAAACACATATTAAAAATGGATAAAAAAATATATGATTTCGTTACCAATCATTTTTCTCACGGTATTTTAATCATACCATTGTATCATTTAGTCGCTTCTTATACAATAGGTTTAAATTCTTTCGGTATTTCATCAATTTTAGCCAAACATTATATTGAATATAATAGTTCAGATTCATATGATTGCTTCTATGAAAATGTTAATATAGCGCGAAGTAATTTCCAATATCATTTATATTGTTCGCAATATAGAATAATTACACAATATGCTAATTTCACTATTTATAATTGTTCAGAATTTACTCTGAATGATGTTCACATTAAAACAATTATCAATAAACGGATGGACGATATATATCATGAAACTAGAGATATTGGTATTGAAAGTATCGTTATAATACCGGATGATAATATAAATGACTCTGCGATTACTATTTCAAATAAACAAAGTAGATTTAGTAATTTTTTTGGTAATAAACAATTTAATCTTGATGGACATACTGTTTCTTATTATGAAGATAATAATTTTTATTGTCATTTTAATAATGACTGTAGAGATGGTAATATTTATCTGAAAACTGATGGTGATAAAATATTTCTGGGAGAAAATATGAGATTATCATTCAATCCTTCTTTCTTTAAAGTTAAAATATTTATTAAGTATAAAACCTATTTACGATATGGTGTTGGTTTTCATATACACAAACTTAATACGTTAGAATATTACATGGATTATCATAACAAGTTATCGCAACAAATTACAGAAAAAATAGAAGAATATAAAAATATTTTTGAACGAGAAAAAAATAATAAAAACAGTTATTTCTCTTGGATTGATGATTTTATACTTTCACATATATTGAAAAAATACCTCGAAAGTTTTGTTTCGAATAATATTATTTTGGATTAAAATTATCTACTATTTTCATAATGTCTAAAAAATTGATTTTATTTTATTCAGCTACATATATACTATTTTAATAATATATATGGAAATACAATTTGGAATACAAAATGAAAACATAAATTCATACAACATGAGAAGACAAATTATGAAATTATGTAATATCAAACCGTTTTTTAGTTGTTGTTATTGTGGTATAAAATTCAACAATACACTATATGGAATCCAACATAATGAAACTATTTTATTATGTTGTCAATTATGTTATATTGTGACCAATTTTTCACATTTACATTCATCAATGACAATGATTGGGACATCACAATTGTCTCAAAAAGAAATTAATAAAAGAACTGTAGAATATGTTAGAAAAAATAAAATATGTCCTTCCATAATTGAAATTGATGGTGAAGCAAAACCATTAAATTTAAAACCATCAAAATTTTTCAATGATACACAACAATTTCATAATGCAAAAGTATTCTTTAATAATAATATTGATATTTCCGCATTATTTTATAAAGAAAAACAAGATAATGATTTATTCGATGAAATCGAAGAAAATACTATCGATATTCATCAACAACGTAAAACTGAAACAACTGAACGAATAACTAAATGGACAAATAAAAATAATCAACTTATGCAATCTGTGAAAATATTGGAAAACCATTTATTTCTTTAACGCGCCATTTGTTGCTAATTGATCCGCTACTTCATTTCCTTTAGATAATTCATCAGTCTTTCCTGTATGTGAATAAACATGAATAAATTGAACTTTTTCTTTTAATTTACTAACAATATCACACAATGGTTTGAGAATATCTTGATTTTTAACAATTTTATTATCAGCAGTTTTCCAATCGTTCTTTTTCCATTTATGACACCATTCAGTGACACATTTAATGCTGTATCCGGAATCACTATACACTATAATTTTGTCAAATTCCAAATGTTTCTTTATTTTGATTAGAGCAACATAAATTGCATATAATTCTGAGCGTTGATTTGTTATCGGAGAATGTCTAAATGGACGACTAACATCATCCAATTCTTTATTTGGAAAGTGTATTCCATAACCTCCTTTTCCTCCATTCCTTTTCATAAATGAACCATCTGTAAAAACTTTAATGATTTTCTCGTTACTCATATATTATTGAACAACATATTCAATAATGTCATATAATTTAAAATTCATTTTTTATAAATAAAATCCATTAGAAAGAAATTTGACAATTAGGTACAATAACTCTTGCTGTTTTTATAATTTGTTGTAAGAGACAACCATCATGTGGTAATTTGTAGATTAAAGATGATGGATCACGTGATCCTAACAAAAGAGACAATGACATATTACGATTGATTTTTTCGGCATCAACTCTGGTCTCGGCACAAGCATCAACAATCAATTTGACTCCTACATAACCAATTAAATTTTGTCCCAAATCTAGTGTGGTCAATGTATTATTGTGACGCAAAGCGTTTGCAATTAATTGCGCACCTTCAGTTCCAATACCATTGGACGATAAATTAAGTGTGGTCAATGTATTATTGTGACGCAAAGCTTTGGCAATGAATTGTGCTCCATTATCACCAATCCCGTTGGAACGTAAATCGAGTGTTGTCAAAGTAGTATTATGACATAATACATCTGATAATATTCGGGTTCCCTCGACACCAATCCAAGTTTGTCTCAAATTGAGTGTAGTCATTGCGTTATCATTTGAAAATATTTGTTTTATATAAGCCATTTATTAATGTTTGTATCTTATTTGATTTTAATAACTAAAAATCAATTTTTTATAAATTTTCAAATTCTGAATTGATATATTTGATGACATAATTACTAGGAGTTTCATCATTATTATTCTTATTTTCAGGAATTGATTCTACATCAATCTGAGTTAAATTGTATAAACAAATATAATGAAAAATAGTATTTCCATTATTATCACTTATGCTAATATCAGCACCATTATGGATTAATAAATTACAGCAATCTTGTTTCAACATTTTAGATGCTAGTAAAAGAGGTGTTTCTCCGTCTTGATTTTTCATATTAATTAATTGATTATTCCATTTTTCTTGATACATGAAAATTTTACTTAACACAATAGTATTACCATTTTTGATAATATGATGTAAATATGTTTCATCATTTTCAATTCTAATATTTAAATCACTAATACTTAATAATATTTCTGTTAAATAATTGTTTTTGAATGCCAAAAATATTGGTGTATATCCTTGATTATTTTTAACATTAACGATTTCAGAATCATAATTCAATAGTATTTGAATAAATTTTTTTTGGATAATAAAATTATCATTTTCGGTATTATTGTAATATTTACATAATACATGTAGTAATGTATCCCCATTTGAATTAATAATTTTTTTAATATCATCTTTCATTAAATATTCATAAAGAAATATCACTCCATGTAAATCTATTTTTTCAACTATGTAATTTATAATATCATCGAAATCCATATTTTCTTTATTTTTGATTATTTTTTCATACAAATGTAAATTAAAATACGTTCTAAATAATTTATTATTAGTTGCGATAAACTTCTCGATATAATGTAAAACTTCTTTTCTATTATTTAAACTAATATCATCCAAAATGACATCAAAATTAATAAATTTAAGATTATGTTTAATGTAATTCATCATTTCAAATAATTTATTATTTTGGATTAAATTTAGTAAAATATAATTATTAATTTCTACAATTGTCAATGTATCTTTATGGGAAGAAATATTATGTAAAATTGATTCATCAATTTGATTTTTTGGTTGAATATTATATAATTTTGTTTTCATTATTAAATCAAACCATTTCGGATTCCTAGTATATTTGAAATTATTTAATATGATAACTATTTCATAATATGTTTTATCTTGACTATAAAGAAAGATGGAATATTCTACTGGTGATAATCCATTTTTATTGATTATATCTAATTTAATTTTATAATTTTTTAATAAATCAATATATCCAATTAAATTATTTTTGATTGCATAAAACACTGTTATATTTGGAGGATAATATTTCCTATTCAATAATACTTCTATAAATTTGTATTTTTGAAAATACAAGAATATTTTATATAATTCATCAATTTCTTTTTCACATATTTTTTGTTTTCCTATATATTTGGAAAATTCATCTAATTCATCATTTAAAATATATTTCATTATTTCAATCATTCTTCAATTGATAATATAAATTTGTATTCTATTAAGTTGTTTAACATATAAACGAAAAATTATAGATTATTGATAGAATAATCATCAATCCACATAATATTATCAATTGGACAAGAAATTTTATTTATTTTATTTAAACATTCGTCGTGGAATGCGTGTTTACATTTTCCAACACATATTTTTTCTGATGTTGTAAATGATTTATTACAAATCTTACATATACCATCTGTTTTATCAATGCTTTCATTATGGGAAACATAATGAAAATTTAGTTTAACAATTTTGAAAGAAGCCATAATATATTATCTTTTAATCTAAACAAAAAAATAAACAACTATATCATTTAAAAATCAATTTTTTATAATTCTTCTAAAATATTCTTATATTTATTCACTAATGATACAATTTGTGAATTATTTGAATTTAAATATTTGTTGAAAATATCCTGTTTTTTCATCCTGAAATGATGTTCTATAATATCAGAAAATCCATTGTATCTTTTTCTATTATTAATTACATCAATAATTGCATGTTGAATTGTATACATTTCAATAGTCATATTATAATTAATTGATTCACTCTTTCCATGTGTTGAATTTCTCATCCCATCTCTTCCCGGTTCATTGAACCATGGATCTTCAACTAAAATTTGCGATTGAACTGATAATAATAATTGGAATATTGTTGATGTTTCAGCATTCCAATTTTCACTATTACCTTGTTTTTTATCTCCCCAAGTTCCAATTAATGATAAACACACTTTTCCATCGGCATATAAATTAGGATTACAACGCTTTCCTCCGTGATTAATAAATTGAATATTCGGAGGTTCATTTGGATAATTTGTTGGAATGTAAATATCAAATAGATAACATCCATTTTCATATGGTGTATCTTTTGGTCCCGTTATCAATGCTCTCATTATTGATAAATTATTCGGATCAAAACGAATAAATATCGATGCATCGTAATTAGTTGGTAAATCTGAATTTAATGATGATAATTCGGCATTAATTCTCATGATTGTTTGTTTTGTCATTGGAGCATTATTTTTGAG